TGGGCAGTGGATCGACGCAAAGGGGTTCTTACAAGGAATGCCTTTCCGCTCCAAGACGGCCTCGTTCTGGCTGAAGGGCGTGGCTGCAGCGTTTGCCCCGTGGTCCACGCTGGTCTCCCGTTACGTGCAGGCCGAACAGGACTTCATGAAGACGGGCGAGCAGGAAGTGCTCAAGTCCGTGGTCAACACCGACCTCGGCGAGCCGTACTACTTGCGGGGCAGTGAGATCCAGCGCACGCCCGATCAGATGAAGGAAATGGCAGAGTCGCGGGTCGAGGCGGACGACGACGGGCCTCGCGTTCCGTCATGGGTGCGTTTCCTTGTGGCGACGGTCGACATCCAGAAGAACCGCTTCGTGGTGCAGGTGCATGGCGTTGGGCCGCGCAAGAACGGCTTCAAGCTGACCGTCGTCGATTACTTCCCGATCATCAAGAGCAATCGCATCGACGATGACGGCGAACGCCTGTGGGTCAAGCCGGCTGCGTTCCCTGAAGACTGGGAACTGCTCAAGACCGATGTCTTCGACAAGCGCTACGCGATTGAAGGACTGCCGGGCGCGTCGATGGGCATCGCCTTCCTCGGCTATGACACAGGCGGTCGTGAAGGCGTCACCAACAACGCCTACGACTTCTATCGCTGGATGCGCAAGAACGGCGCCGGTGAGCACGCGCGTCTGTTTCCGTTGAAGGGCGACCCCTCGCCGCACGCACCCCGCGTGGCCGTCGCCTACCCCGATAGCAAGCGCAAGGACCGCCATGCCACGGCACGCGGCGAGATTCCCGTGCTGATGTTCAACCCGAACCTCCTGAAGGACGCCTTGCAAGGAATGATCGACCGGGCGGCAGAGACCTCGGCCGATGGCAAGAGCGAAGGCATGGCCGACGACGGTATCGAGCGTTCATTCACGTGGCCTGATGGCCTGCCTGAGCAGTGGTACGCGGAAATCTGCGTTGAGATCAGGACGGCGAAGGGGTGGGAGTGCCCGGCCGGTGCTCGCAACGAGGCCTGGGACCTCTCGTACTACGCCCTCGGCATCTGCTTGCACCTGCGCTGTGATCGCCTGTCGTGGGACTCGCGCACGGCGCCCGGGTACAGCAAGGAACACGACAGCAACCCGTTCGTCCTCTTGCCCGGTGGCGGCGATAACCCTGATGCGGTTGTAAAACCTAGACAGGCTGTTTATTCTCCCCTCAGCAAGTTGGCGGAATCACTGGCGTAAGGACTGGGGCTGTGGCGACGAATGCTGAGCTGCTAGTGCAAGCAAAGGCCGCGATGCATGAGCTGCGCACCGGGCGCAGTGCGCGCGTGGTGGTGGACCAAAACGGCGAGCGGGTCGAGTTCACCTCGGCCAACGTGGCCGGGCTGCGCGCTTACATCGAAGAGCTTGAAATGGCCGTGGCTGAATCCATCATCTCTCGCGGCCCCCTGCGCCCGTACATGTGATGGGCGCCGTATTCACCCCTGCACAGGCGTACCCCATCGAGCGGGCCACGGTCAAAGCCATGGGTGGCGCCTACGACGGCGCTTCGCGCTTCTCGCGTGAGCTGGCGACGTGGCAGCCGCCGTTGCTATCGCCGGATCAGGAGCTGAACCGCGACAAGTCGGCGCTCGACGCGCGCATGCGCGACATGGTGCGCAACGACGGCTACTCAAACGGCGCTGTCGCCACGCATCGAGACTCGATCGTCGGCGGCCTGTATCGCGTCAACGCGCAGCCAGATTGGAAGGTGCTCGGCGCCGACGAGACCTGGGCCGAAGAGTTTCAGGAGTGGGCTGAGAAGAACTTCACCCTGTGGGCTGAGTCACCCGACAACTGGCCCGATGCGAGTCGGTTGAACACCCTGACGGGTTTGGTGCGCATGGTGGTCGGTCTCGGTGTCCTGGCGGGCGAGTCGTTGTCGGCGGTGGAGTGGATTCTCAAAGACAACGAGCGCCGGCCGTCAAACACTGCGATCCAGATGGTCCACCTCGATCGTCTGAGCAACCCGCACGGCTACGACGACACGGCCTACATGCGTCGCGGCATCGAGCGTGATTTCCGAGGTGCGCCGATCGCGGCGCACATCCGCCGGACTCATCCCTCGGAGTTCTACAGCGACAACCCGGCCAACTGGGAATGGGTTCGTGTGCCCTTCCGCAAGCCGTGGGGCCGCTTGCAAGTCATCCACATCTACGAGCAGATGCAGCCCGATCAGTCGCGCGGCATCAGCTCGATGGTGTCGGCGCTCAAAGAAATGAAGATGACGAAGAAGTTCCGCGACGTGGTGTTGCAGAACGCTGTCGTCAACGCGACCTATGCCGCGGCCATCGAGTCCGAGCTGCCCACGGAAACGCTGTGGCAGCAGCTCGGCCAGGGGACGGGTGACAACGGCGTCGAGCTGTACCTGAACGCCCTGGCTGCTTACACGGGCGGCTCGAAGAACCTGCACATCGACGGGGTGAAGATCCCCCACCTGTTTCCGGGCACCAAGCTCAACCTCAAGCCGATGGGCACGCCGGGCGGGGTCGGCACCGACTTCGAGCAGGCGTTGCTGCGCTACGTCGCGTCATCGCTCGGGCTGAGCTATGAGCAGTTCTCGAAGGACTACACGAAGACGAACTACTCGTCGGCGCGGGCGTCCATGGTCGAGACGTGGAAGTTCATGCAGTCGCGCAAGAAGATGTTCGCGGATCGCTTCGCGTCCGCCGTCTATTCGCTGTGGCTCGAAGAGCAGATCAACGCCGGCAATGCGCCGCTGCCTGCCGGCAAGAACGCCTCGCACTTCTACGAAGGCCTCAACAAGGAGGCGTACTGCAAGTGCGACTGGATCGGCGCCTCGCGTGGGCAGATCGACGAGCTGAAGGAAACGCAAGCCGCGGTGCTGCGCATCGAGAAGGGCCTGTCGACCTACGAAGAAGAGATCAGCCGCACGGGCAAGGACTTCCGCGACGTGTTCGCGCAGCAGGCGCGCGAGAAGAAGTTGCGCAAGCAGCTCGGCATCGAGATCGTCCCGACGCAGCTCGCCGTGGCCGAGGTGGGGGCGAAGAGCAAGCAGCAGGGTGACAAGCAGGGTGACGAGCAGCAGGACGACGAGAGCGAAACGGAGACCGAGCAATGACGGCCCTGAACCCCATCTACGGTTTCATCGGTCGCAGCAGCAGTGCTGCCGCCATGGCGTTGTCTGCGTCGTACACGGGCCTCGCGAGCGTCGTGCAGGCAGCGCTCGCGCTCGGCAACGAAGACCCGACTGCTGAGCACATCGCGAGCTACACGGCCGGGCTGGCACGTCGTTACGCAGGACTGCCCACGGACCAGCAGTGGGCCTTCTACGACGAGAAGCTGTACGCCAAGTCGGACAACGGGCTCGCGTTCATTCCCGTGTGGGGGATGCTGTTCAACAAGTGCGGCTGGGCCTGCGCCTACTTCACTGGCTATGACTACCTGCGCGACGCGTACTCCGCTGCCTTAGCGGACACGAACGTTCGCGCCGTCGTCTTCGACGTGGACTCGTTTGGCGGCGAGGCGCAAGGCTGCATGGAGCTGGCCGCGTGGATGCACGATCAGCGCGCGACCAAGCCGACGCTTGCCCTGGCGAATGCGAATTCGTGCTCTGCAGGCTATGCCGTCGCATCGGCGGCGGGCCGCATGAGCGCCATTGAAAGCTCCTACGTCGGCTCAGTGGGTGTCGTGCTGGTGCACGTCGACTACAGCGGATTTCTTGAAAAGAACGGCATCAAGGTCTCCCTGCTGCATGCGGGTGAGCACAAGGTGGATGGCAACCCGTACCAGCCGTTGCCCGAGTCGGTGCGCAAGGAATGGCAAGCCGAACTTGAGACGCTTCGTGAGCGCTTTGCGACGGAGGTTGCGCGCAATCGCTCGATGACTATCGACGCCGTGCTTGCAACCGAAGCGCGCGTCTACAACGGGCCCGACGCTTTGGAGGTCGGTTTCATTGATGCAGTCGAGTCGCCGATGGCGGCAGTGGTTGCCTTTTCAAACGAGCTATCCGGCTCTTCAACCCAGGAGTTTGCAATGACGACACCGCAAAAGCCGGGCGCTCAGGCGACCTCGGATGCGACGACCCAAACCGCGACGGCTGAGCAGCAGCAGCAGCAGCCTGCGAGCCAACAGACGGCCGCGACTTCTGCGGCCAGTACGACGGCGAAGCAGCCGAGCGCGGGCGACGAGCGTCTGCGCATCAAGGCGATCCAGGGTTGCGAAGAGGCAAAGGGTCGCGAACAGCTTGCAAGCCACTTGGCCTTCGAGACCTCGATGTCGGTGGATGAGGCGAAGGCGCTGCTTGCCGCATCGCCGAAGGCTGTTGCGAGTGAAGCCGCGTCCAACCCCTTTGCGGCAGCCATGGCAGCCACGCCGAATCCTAACGTCGGGGCGGATGGCTCACAGGCCGACGCGAACGACGACAAGACGGCCGCGCTGTTGCGCGACTACGGCGCGGCCACCGGCCGTTCGTTCAAGTGAGGTGATGGCGGCAAGCCATTCTCGCTTCCATTTCAAGCAATTTAGGAGTTCAACATGCCGCAATCCTTCGCTGCATCGGGCAAGAGCGATGAAAGCTTCACCCCCGAGCAAGTCATCGTCGGCGCCACCGATGTCATCACGCGCCCGGAGACCTTTGCTTCGGGTGCTGACGTGGCGGCATTGACCGTGTGTGGGCGTGTCACGGCGTCGGGCAAGCTGATCAAGTCGGTGCGCACTGCAAGCGATGGCTCGGAAGTCCCTGTCGCCATCTGCGTCGAGAACGTGGCATCGGCGGCTGCGGACAAGGTGGGCCCGGCCTACATCGCGGGTGAGTTCAACGTCGATGGCGTCGTGTGGGATGCCTCGTGGGCGACCGACGCGCAGAAGCTTAAGTCGACGGGCAACGGGCCGATCGTCTTCAAGAAGCTCGGCTACTCGGCGGTCTGATTTCAAGCAATTCCAAAACTTCAGGAGAGCGCCATGTCTGTCGGCACCTACGACACTCACGAACTTCTCGGCGTGGTCCGCAAGGTCAACCCGCCCAACCTGTTCTGGCTGAACCTGTGCTTCAACCGGGAAGCGCTTTTTGATACTGAGTTCATCGACTTCGACCTCGTGGACAAGGGGCGCCGGCTTGCGCCCTTCGTTGCGCCGATGGCGCAGGGCAAGCCCATGCGGCAAGAGGGCTACGTGACTCGTCGCTTCAAGCCTGCCTACATCAAGCCGAAGGACAACGTCGATCCGCGGCGTCTGATCAAGCGCATGCCGGGCGAGAGCTACGGCGGCGACATGTCGATGGAGGCACGCCGCAATGCGGTGATCGCCGACATCACGGTGACGCAGCGCGACATGATCTTTCGTCGTCTCGAATGGATGGCCGCGTGTGCCATCCTTGACGATCAAGTCGTGATCGCTGGCGAGGACTACCCGAGCGTCACCGTGACGTTCGGGCGCCCGACGAACCAGACGCTGGCACTGCTCACCACGGATGCCTGGGACGATGCCGGCAAGGTGGACGTGCTCGACGATCTCGACGCTTGGATGATCCGCATGCAGCGGGCATCGGGCTATGCGCCCACGAAGTGCATCATGGGTCTCGACGCCTGGGCCGTCTTCAAGGAGAAGGATCAGGTTCAGGACAAGCTCGATACGCGCCGCGGGTCGAGCGCCACGATGGAAACCGCCCTCGGCAACGGCGAGTCGGTGCAGTTCCGCGGCACGATCGGGCCGCTGGAGTTCTGGACCTACGCCGAAATTTACGAGGACAACAGCGGCAACACGGTCGACATGATGGACAGCGAAAGCCTCGTCCTCATCAACCCAGCCGGCGTGGAAGGTGTGCGCTGCTTCGGTGCCATTCTCGACCCGAAGGCGGGCTATCGGCCTGCCAGCATCTGGCCGAAGAACTTCTACAGCGAGGACCCGCCTGCCGAGTTCGTGATGACCCAGTCGGCCCCGTTGATGGTGCCGTCGCGGCCTGCTGCGGCCATGCGCGTCAAGGTCATCGACGACTGATCCGCGCGCGATGCGTCAGGGGGGCGCGTGACCGTGCCCCCTTCTGCCCCTCCCCATTGCTAGCAACACGGAGATCGGAAATGGCAAAGAAGGATTACGTGGTCGTCAAGGCGGTCAAGCTTGACAAGAAGGAAGTCGGGCCCGGCGAGATCGTCTCGCTGGAGACTGGGCAAGCCAGTGGGCTGCTCGGCGTTTTCATTGAGGAAGCCACAGCCGATGACAAGAAAGCTGCTGCTACCACTCAGGCTGACGACGCCAAGAAGACGAAGAGCAAGAACGACGGTCTGTAAACAGGAGCACACGATGTCTTGGAGTTTCACCGTTACGGGTCAAAACAAGCGCGAGGTGCTTGCGGCGTTCGAGTCGACCGTCGACAGCGACGCGAACTGCATGCCGAAGCAGCCATTGAAGTACGCGGCGAGTTCGCTGGCTGCGCACATGGGCGAAGAGCACGTGCAATCGATCCGGTGCTACGGGCACACCAACGAGAACGGCGAGAACTGCTCGTGCGCCGTGCTCATCAACATGTGACTCGGGGAGATCGAACCGTGGGGTGGCAGGAAACAAGGGCGGCGGCGCGGGAGGTGGCGCATGCCACGTTCGGCGTCGATGCGACCTACTACGCCCCCGGTTCATCTACAGGCGTGCTCGTGAAGGTGCGTCATCACACGAGGACGTGGATCGGTGGGGACCTGGACCGCGAGGGCTACGCCGATCAGTACGAAGACGTGAACCGCATCGTGATCGACACCGTTCAGGTGACGCCGGCCTACAAGGGCAAGGTCGTGCTTGCTGGTGGCGATGTTCTGTACTTGGAAGTGGCTGAGCGTCAGGACGGCGGACGCTTCCAAGTGTGGAACGTAGTGAGGCAGCGATGATCATCAACCGACGCAGGGTGAAGAGGCTTCTTGATGTCGTGGTGCCCAAGACCGCGACCGTCAATGAGGACACCACGCTCAACGACACGCATCACACGGTCTTGGTCGATGCAAGCGCCGATGAGGTCGTGATCGCTTTGCCTCCGGCAGCGAGTGCCGTCGGGCGCGTCTATCACGTCAAGAAGGTCGACCCGTCGGCCAACGGCGTGAAGGTCGACGGCAACGCGGTCGAGACCATCGACGGCAAGGCGATGCTTGTGCTGATCGAGCAGTTCCAAGCAATCACCGTTCAGTCCAATGGCAGTGCCTGGAGCGTGCTATGACCTACAAGTTCCCGGGGGCGAAGATTGCGCCCTATCCGATTGGTGCCCAGCGGTTCGACCCCGACCGGCACCTGCGAACCGACTCACTGCAATGCACTGACAGCCCTTATCTCGGGTTTTCGTACTGGCTTAGGTCGCGCAATGCCGGCTCCCTCGTGCCTATCTGGGAGTCCGATCCACTGGGCGAAGCTCTGACCTACACCTACAGCGACGCCGGCATCCTCCAGATTGCCTTGGGCAGCGGTGCCGTCGATGGCAATTTCTCAGTCAACTCCGACGAGCCGTTGAGTCAGAACGTGTGGCATCACATCCTGGGTGCGTTCAAGGTCGATGTCGAACCGATGATCGCTGTGATCTATGTCGACGGTGAGCGCGCAGCATTTACTGTCGAGTACGAATGCGACCTCATCACTGCAGCCCCGATTAACGGGTTGCCCTTCCACATCGGGGGTAACGACACCCATCCGCCTGACATGGATCTCGCTGACTTCTGGATGACGTTTGATCAAAACCTACTGGTCGATGACGACATCCCCGAGGCGACGCGGCGCAAGTTCACTGATGCCGATGGCTGGCCGGTCTACCTTGGCGAGAACGGTGAGTTGCCTACGGGAACGCCCCCGACCCTGTTCTTTCACCGTGAGGCTGGTTCCACGAGCACCCCTGGTTTCAACGAGAACCGCGGCACTGGCGGGCCCATGGGGGCTACTAGCGCGTGGCCGTTGCTCGCCTTGTCGAGTCCTACCGATCCGGCGGCACCTTTCGAGAACCCCATGTATGCGCCCAAGGACCTGATCATCGGCGGGCCCAACGGAGCGCCATTGCGGCTTGCGGGACCGTCATCGGTCGGCACGTTCACGCTCAAGTGTGTCAATGGCGTTTTCACCTGGGTGGCTGACACATGAAGCCGCTCATCGAGATGCGCGGCCTTCCGGGGCTCGCCACCTACTTCCGCGAGTTCTCGGGCGTCTCCGAGCAGGCGGCACGGCTGTCGATCAACAGTGCCGCTCGCTTCGCGTCGCGCCTTGCAAGCAAGCAGGTGCGGCAGCAGGTAGCGTTTGCGCGCTCATACATCGGCGCTGCAGGCGAGTCGACCTCGAAGATCCGCATCAAGCACTTCGCGCGGACGGGTGACCTCTCGGCTGTCATCGCGACACGTGATCGCCCCACGTCACTTGCCCGCTTCACGGTCGGCACGCCGACGTTCGGGCGCCGGACGAAGGGCGTGCGTGCTCCGCGCGTGCGGGTCAAGACGAGCGGTGGCATGGCTCAGCTCCGCCGAGGCTTCTTTGTGAAGCTTCGTCGAGGGGCGATGTTCAGCGAGGATCACTTCAACGTCGGCTTGGCCGTGCGGCTGCGCAAAGGCGAGTCGCTGCAGGCCACGCAGAAGGCGTCGCCCCTGGGTGGCGGTGCGTACCTGCTGTACGGCCCGAGCGTGGCCCAGGTCTTCGACACGGTGCGCGACGACATCGCGCCCGAGGTGGCGGACTTCGCAGCGTTCGAGTTCGCCCGTCAGTTTCGGAGGCTCAGCCGTGGCTGATCCGATCCGCCTGCAAGTGAAGATCAAGCTGACGGAATGGCTTGAAGGCATCACTCCGGCGAATGGGTATCAGCACAACCTGAGCCCCGCAGGCGGCACGACGCGCGTGTTCCGTGGTCGTGACAAGTTCGGCGATGCCGATCCTCTGCCGTGCGCAGCCATCATCGAGCCGTTCAACCCTGATCGCGACATCGACGACGCCGGCACCGGCCGCCTTGTTCATGAAGAGATGATCGTGATGATTCAGGGTTGGGCCGCGCCTCAGCAATCGCAGCTCCACCCGACCGACGCGGCGGATCGCCTGCTTGCCGATCTCAAGAAGCGCATCGGCGAGCTGATCGGCAACGACCTACCGCCGCACGAGATGCAGCCCTGGCACAACCTCTACGGCCTGGTTAGCGAGATCCGCGTTGAGCCCGGCACGGTGCGCCCACCAGATCAGTTTTCGTCCCTGGCCTATTGCTATTTCCGTATAGCGCTGGGCTTCGTCGAAAGGATAGACGACCCCTACGGCGTCTGATTTCTAGCAACCACCAAGCAAAGGACCGGACATCATGGCAAACAAGCAGTACACCCTAGGCCGCGGTCGTGTCTTCTTCGACGTGTTCGCGCCCTCGTCCACGACCAAGACCGGCGAGCGCTACCTCGGAAATACACCGTCGTTCAACCTCTCCGCGTCGTCGGAGAACTTGGACCACTTCGACGCCGACGAGGGCATTCGTACGAAGGACGATTCGGTGACGCTCTCGTTGAACCGCAGCGGCGCATTCGTCACCGACAACATCGACCCGATGAACGTCGCGCTGTTCTTCCTCGGCGAGGCGTCCGTGGCTGCGCAGGCAGCGCAGGTGGGCAAGACGACTGTCATTGCCAACCCCAAAGGCGACCGCTACTACCAGCTTGGTGCGACGGCCGGCAACCCAAGTGGGGATCGTCAAGTCGACAACGTGGTGGCCTCGGGTGCGGCCACCGGCTTCACCGTGGATGAAGAACTCGGGCGGGTCTACATCACGGCGGGCGGTGACATCGACGGTGATGCGTCGGTGACGTTCACCTACGACACCCTGGCGCGCAGCCGCACGCAGATCATCACGTCGAACTCGGCAACCGTGGATGGCGCCTTGCGCTTCATCGCGGCCAACCCGAAGGGCGCGCAGCTCGACTACTTCATGCCGAAGGTGAAGCTGTCACCCAACGGCGAGTACGAGCTGAAGGGTGAGTCGTGGCAGCAAATGTCGTTCAACGTCGAGATCAACAAGCTCGACGACGACACCGAGGGGATTTACGTCGACGGTCGTCCGTACACGCCTTGATGGCGTGAGGCTTCACGCGGGGTCGAGAGCACGGACGGCCCTACGCACAGGGCCGTTCTTCATTCAAACGAGAACACACCCAACATGTCACTCCGAGACTATGTCATTGCCTCCAAGACGATCCCCCTGCGAGGCGACAACAAGTTGAGCATTCGCGGGCTCGGCTTCGACGACATTCAGCACCTGCTTGTCAACCGCCACGGCTTGATCGGCACGGCGTTGAAGCTGTTCGGCGACACCGGCATTGACGCGGACCATGCGGACGAAGAGCAGGTGCGCTCGTTCGCCAGCTCGTTGCTCATGGAGTTGCCCGAGCTGGTGGCCGAGGTCATCGCGCTTGCTGCCGATGAGCCGGACTTGGCGGACAAGGCCAAACGCCTGCCGGCACCCGTGCAGCTCGACGCGCTGCTCAGCGTCTATGAACTCACCTTCAGTGAACCGGACTCCGTAAAAAACTTCTTCGACCGCCTGTCGGACCTGATGAGCGCAGTGCCGAGGCCGAAGGCGGTCGAACAACTGAGCGGCAGAGCTGGGTCGAACGGGTCTGGCGCGACGTTGGCTTCCTGAGATCGCAAGGGCATCCGCACGCGGGCAAGTACCCCATCTGGCTGGTGCAACGGGAATCGCAAATGGCGAAGGAACGTGTGAACCAAATGCTCGCTACCGAGCTGATCGGCATCCAGGCCGCGGCGGCGTCGATGTGGGGCGACCCTCAGCGCGTCTTCGCCACCATGATCGAACGACTGCAGAGGTAACAGCGTGGCAAACACGACCCGTCGCGATGTCGAGCTGAGGATCAACGCCAACGACCTCAGCGAGAAGAGCCTGCAGCAGTTGCTCGACACGTTCGAGAAGCTGCGGCTGTCGCAAGAGGCGCTTGCGAAGTCCGGTGACGGCACGCAGCGCAGCATGCGCGAGCTGAAGCAGGACCTGTCGGACCTGCAAGCCGTCGCGCTTGAGCTGAAGAGCCGGGCCGCCCTGGTCGATCAGTTCCTTGCCATCGAGAAGCGTGCGGGTGACGCGGCGACGCGGGTTGAGGCGGCGAAGGCTGCGCTGCAGAGGTTCAACGCAGCGCAGGCCCAAGGCGCCGAACTCACGAAGAAGGAGCAAACCGAGTTCACGCGCCTGACGCGCGAGGTGCAGAAGGCCGAGAAGAGCTTTGACGCCAACACGGCCAAGCTGAAGGAGTTCAAGGCCACGCTCGCGCAGATTGGTACGGGCGACACCGATCAAACGCGTGAGGCACTGCTGCGGTTCTCGACGGACCTCGGGGCCTCCCTGGCGGCGGCCGAGCAGTCGATCCGCAAGTACGACGCGGCGTTGCGGGCCAGCGAGCAGAAGGAGCGCGACGCGACGGACGCGAAGCGCGAGGCGGCCAAGGCGGCACTCAACCTGAAGGCGGCGCAGGACGCACTCGCCGGCAGCGTTGCCTTCAACACGCAGGGACGTGAGGCGCTGAAGGCAGCCTCGAACATCGAAGCGCTCACCCGGGACTACGACAAGCTTGCGCAATCCTCGCGCAAGGCGGGTGACGGCATCCGCGAGATCCTTGATCCCAGCCGACAGGCCCTGGCGTCACTGGACGGGCTTGAGGGTGAGGTCAAGCGGCTGAACGCGCAGCTCAACTCGTTGCAAGGAAGCCCGCGCCTCGCCGAAGAGCTGAAGCAGGTTCGCGCCGACTACAACGCCCTGGCGGCCGACGCCGGCAAGGCAGCGGCCTCCCTGGTTGATGACATCGGCAGCTATCGCAAGGTCGAGCAGTCGGTGGCGGCGTTGCGCACTCGCCTTGAGGCGGCACAGCAGAGCGTGCGCGAGTTCGCCTCGCAGATGGCGGTCACGACCGAGCCGAGCGAGAAGCTTTCAAAGGACCTGAGCGCAGCACAGGTCAAGCTGAAGGGCTTGGTCGGCGAGTTCGAGCGCGAGGCCCAGGTGCTGGCGACGCTGAGGCTGCGCCTGCGCGAAGCCGGCGTCGACGTGGATCGCCTGACCGAGGCCGAGCAACGTCTGCAGAGCGTGGCGGTGGGTGTCGTGGAGTCGCAGCGCAAGATTGCTGCGGTCTCGGGTCGCGTAGAGGCCCTGACGAAGGCCACTATCGGGCTCAAGGCGGCTCAAGACGAGCTGGAGGCAGGGGTTGCCTTCAACCGCCTCGGACGCGACGCCCTGAAGGCTGCCTCGGCGATCGACGCGCTGACGCGCGACTACGACGCCCTGGTCGCGTCGACCCGCAAGGCCGGCGACAGCATCCGCGGGATCATCGACCCGAGCCGGCAGGCGTTGGCGTCGCTGGGCGGCCTGGAGGCGCAGACCCGCCAGCTCAACGATCAGCTTGCACAGGCCGGGACGAACAACAAGCTGCGTGATGAGGTGCGCCGGCTGCGCGGCGAGTACGGCTCATTGGCGGCCGACTCGGGCAAGGCCGCAGCCGCCCTGGCCGATCAGATCGGCGCCTATCGGCAGAACCAACAGGCGGTCGACTCGCTGCGCGCGCGTGTCGAGAACGCGCAGCAAAGCGTGCGCAAGTTCGCCTCGCAGATGGCCGTGGCGGCGAGCCCGAGCGAGTCACTGTCGAAGAGCCTTGCAACAGCCAAGGCTCAGCTCGCCTCGCTGGTGGGCGAGTTCGAACGCCAGTCGACCTCGCTTGCCAAGCTGCGCGCCGAGCTGAAGGAAGCAGGCGTCGAGACAGGCAAGCTCGCGGAAGCGGAGCAGCGGCTTGAGCGCGTCGCGCGCGGCGTCGTGACGGCGCAACAGGCACTTGGCACGGCGGCCGTCAATGTCGGCAGCGATGCAGCCAAGGGAGCCAAGGGTCTCAAGCTGTTCGAGGACAGCGGGCGCAAGGCGTTGTCGTCGGCCCAACGATTGCGCGGTGAAATTCTGTCGCTGGCATCGAGCTACCTTGGCCTGTTCGCTGCTGTCAACGTGGCTAAGGGCGTTGTTGACGTTGCGATCTCTCGTGAAACCACGCTGCGGCAACTGGAACTGCTGACGGGCAGTGCTGATGCGGCGAAGCTGAAGCTCGAAGAGGTGACCAAGCAGACCGAAGAGATGGGTCTGGTTTCGCTTCCGGCAGCCGCACAGTACGCAAAGTTTGCACTGGCTATGAAGGCGGCCGGCGTGGCCGCAGATGAAGCGGATCGTGCCTTCTTTGACGCCCTCACCATCGGCAAGAACTTGAGCCTCAGCGGTGATCAGTTCGAGAGGTTTGCCACAGCTTTGCACCAGATGGCGACCCTCGGCAGGGTCGGCGCCGAAGAGTTGAATCAGGCTGCGGACGCTGGCGTGAACTTGCGGGCGGCTTTGGCAGATGTCATGCAGTTGACATCGGCCGATTTCAAGGAAAAAAGCGAAGCCGGGCTGATCGGTGTTCACGCGCTGTCGGCTGGCCTGAACAAACTGGCGAAGGACACGAGCGCATTCAAGAAGAGCGACAAGAGCATCGTTGATGCATTGCGTGCCTTCGAGGATGGTGTTACCAAGCTCAAGCTCGTCATTGCGGACAGCGGCTTCCTCGACACGTTCGTCACGTTGCTGAAGGAAGCGGCCGCAGCCATCAAGAGCGGTGAGTTGAACGATGCGGCCAAGGGTTTTGGCAACCTGCTGCGCTTGGCCGGCGAGGCAGCCCGCTTCCTGCTTGAGAACAGCGATGCGGTCGTCGCGGTGTTTGTTGGCTTCATCGCGCTGAACGTTGGGCGCTTGCTTGTCGGTCTCGGCAAGAGCTTCCTCGTGCTCGCGGGTGCGGTGAGAGGTTCCGCTGTGGCGATGGGTGTGCTGCGCGGTGCTATGACGCTGCTCGCAGCACACCCCGTCGCAGCGCTCATCATCGCCCTCGTGTCGCTGGTAGCGATGACGGACAAGGGTCGTGCAGCTATGCGTGGCCTGTGGCAGATCCTTGTCGAGGTGAACGGAGCGCTCACGGCTCTCGTGGCCCTCGATGTCGACGCCTTCGCCGAGCGCATGAAGAATGGCATGGCTCGCGTGGCCGCTGCCTTCCGCGGTGCGAAGGACGATGCTGAGGACTTGCAGAACGTCGTTGAAGGCGGTGTGGGTGGCGCGTCGAAGCGTCAAAGCGGCGCTACCGGCTCGTGGAAAGAAGGCGGCGCAACGGGCTCGTGGGGAGATGACCCCACAGCGCTTGAGAGCAAGCGCCGTGCTCAGGCCGAACTCACGCAAAGGACCGTCGCCGATATCGAGAAGAAGATGGCCGACTTGCGCAAGGCGTCGGCCCAGGCAACGGCGAGGATGATCGGCGATGTTGAGGCCGAGGTCCGGGCGGAGTATCAGGATACTTATGACCAGATCGCTAAGCTCGAAAAGGAGGGCACCGCCGAGGCGATTGCTGCGGCCAAGGCGTTGAAGAAAAAGGCCGACGCAGATGTCGCCGCCATCGTCAAGTCGCGCAAGGCTATCGCTGCGAAGACTCTCAAACCTGACGAGCGCGGTGAGATCGCCGACCGCCTTGAACAGGCGAAGCAGCGGGCCGAGGCCACCAAGGACGGTCTGGCGCTCGAAGCCGCGGAGCTTGAACAGGCTTACAAGGAAGGGCTCGTGTCACTGCGCGAGTACCACGCGAAGCGTCTGGAGCTGACGAAGGCCGGGCTTCAGGCCGAGATCGTTGCAGCGCGCGAACAGATCGCCGACCTTGAAGAGAACAAGGAGCGCGACCCGACAGCCGCGAAGAAGATCACGCGTCTGCGAGGCGAGATTGCCGGCAAGGAGAAGCAGCAGGAGCTTGCCGAGCGGGCCGTTCGGCTCGAAGTCGAACTCACCGAGAAGGCCTTGCGTCGTCAGGTCAGCACGCTGGAGCAGGAGCTGAAGGCGCTGACCGGCCAAGACCGCGAGGCAGCGCTGCAGGCCATCAACGACTACTACGCCGAGCAACTGGAGGTGGTCAAGCAGTTAACCGGCAAGGAGCAGGATGCTGCAAAGGCCACGCTTGATCGCGTCGTTGCGCTGAAAAAGCAGCTCGTCGAGATCAACGCCTTGGGCAAGCAAGCCGATCACATCTATGCCCTGAGCCATGCGGCCACGGATGCGGCGGTAGCGGTGGGCGACCTCACCCGTGTGCAGGAACTGCAGGCGCGCAGCCATATCAACGCCGAACACCTGCGCAACCTGGAGGCTCAGGCTGAGGCGTACCGGCGTGCCGGCGACGTGGGGTCTGAGGCCTACAAGGCGATCGAGCTTCAGATCATCAAGCTGCAGGGCGAGACCGACCTGGTCGGCAACGAGGTGAAGGCGGTCTTCAAGGATGCGGCCAGCTCGTTCGTCACCACTCTGATGGAAACGAAGTCGCCCGAGAAGGCGCTCTCCGAGTTCGGCAAGTCACTGGGCAACGCGCTGTCGCAGGCCTTCGTCAATGCCGCTTCGAAGATGATCGTCAAGTGGATTGAGCAGTCAGGCCTGTTCGACTTCACGAAGAGCCTGTTCTCAGGCCTCGGCAGCCTGGGCGCAGGCAAGGCGCACACGGGCGCCGTGGTCGGCTACAGCGGCATGACGCCTGTGCGTGTCTCGCCGCTCGCGTTCATCGGGGCTCAGCGCTACCACGGCGGGGGCCTACCCGGCCTGCGTCGTGACGAGGTCGCGACGATCCTGAAGCGCCGTGAAGAGGTACTTGGCGTCGATGACCCGCGCAACGTGCTCAACGGCGGCAAGCAGCCTCAACAGGCGTCGCGGGCGGGCCCGAGCCGCATGATGGTGCAGCTTGACGAGCGGGCGCTGCACATGACCATGCGCGACTGGCTCGAGCGCGAGATGGCGACCATCGGGAGCCGTGCATGAGCCTCGTGGCGCTCTCGAACCCGGTACGCGATGACGCGACCTCGATCGTGCTGTTCCGTGGCCCGGTCAACGTGGTCGTGCAGTGGTCGGTCGAGAGCGGACCCGGCATCGTGACGCCTTACGGGCCGAGCGTGACCGACTCGCGTGGTTGCGCAATGGCGATCTACAACCCCAACGGTGGAGGCGCAGCGACGGCCGTCGTGCGGGTGACGCATGGCACTTGAGCTGCTGTCGGGGCCGCACACTATCGTTGACATCAACAACGATGACGCGAACGTTGCCCTTCTCGCTGGGTACAACTGCGAGTGGGTTGACCCCGTGGGCCTCGTGGCCGAGGTGAGCGTCTACGGGCTCTATCTCGTGCAGATGGACGGATCGGCCTGCTTGATCTCGGAGTTCGGGAACTTCACGACGCACGGTCTGTCGCTGATCAATGCCAGTGAGACGGACCCGCTTGTTGGCGATCGTTGGTACTCGTATCACGACTGGGTGTCGACAGGCCCGGGCAAAGAGCGCGAGATGAACCGTGTCACGCGCAGTGTCGGCCGCGTGTTGAACGCCAACGGCGCGACGAAGATCGCGAATCACTATGCGAAGTTGAGTGACCGCTATCTGTCTGTCGTGGGCAGCATGGTGAAAACGTTCACCACTGACGCAAGCGAGACGACGACCGAGCGAAGTATCCCCGGCCTGAGCAATGCGCAGAACATGTCGTGGGCGCGTGAGCCGGAACGCCTGTGGATCGGCAGCACCGGTGGGCTGGTCGTGCAGTACGACCATGTGGCGAAGGTCGAGGCGGGCCCGATCTACAGCATCGGCATGTCTTGCTCGGGCATCTGGTACTCCAAGAAGCACGACGTGTTCATCTCGCTGCACAACGCAGGCAGCGGGGTGTGGCAGACCCGCGTGTGGGCCCGCACGGTCAAGCCGGCGTCGATCTCGGCGCCTGTCGCGGAGTCGACCCTTGCAGCGGGCAAGGTGGTTTCCTTGAAATGCCGGGTGCTCGGCAGCCTGAGCGAGGTATGTGAAGACGAGGTGGTCACCTGGGAGCTGACCGGGCCGGGCTCGCTGTCACCACTCTTGTCGAAGACGGACGCCCAGGGGTGGGCGAGGACCAAGTACACGGTGCCGCTGTCTGCCTCGGGCTCGGCGGACATCGCTGTGGAGGTAAGCACCTGATGCTGTGCCAGAACTTTCAGACCGAGGTCTTCAAGTACCGCACGCGGGCCGAGCTTGATCCCACGCTGTTCGGACAGATTGCGTACCACGAAGAGATCCCGCCCCCGTACGCAGAGAGCCTTTACGTGCTTGACGGCCTCTTCTTCGACCCAAACAACAACGGGCGCATCATCGCCGCCACGTGGACGAATCAGGTCTATTGGCCGGGCTGGGCTCGGCCGACGTTCGTGTTCAGTGCGGACACGGGTGAGTTCATCGAGCATGGTCCGGAGCTTGGCAACTTCCACCTGACCGATGTGTTTCAGGGTGCTGGCGGCGAGCTGTATGCCAATCACATCACGGGCTACGCGGCGCCGCTCGGGCCGAACTACGAGTACCTCGATGACACGTTCGACGCTGACCACTTCGGCGCGATCAGCTTCCGTTGCTTCATGGTGGACAAGGTGCGTGACCGCATGGTCATGGCGTCGACGCTTGAGGTGTGGGAGCTGGGTGTTTACAAGTTCAGTGACGGCTCGCTGATTCGTCGCATCCGTCTCCCCGAGTACGTGGCGTCGATCGCTCACGCCGATGCAACGAAGGTGTACGTGCTGCTCGACAACAAGCAGATCATCGGGCTCGACTACGAGACGGAACAGTTCTTCGCCGCCGTGCTGTTGCCGCAGCTCAGCACTGCCTCGTCGGTGCGCATCACCTACGACAAGCGGTATCGCCGGCTGCTGGTGTGCGAGCCCAAGCCTGACAACCCGGACGGGTCGAGCGCCACGCGCATCGTTGGCTACCGTTACCGGCCGATCGGTGTCCACGTCTGCAAGCCGATCCCGCTCAAGCGCCTGCGTGCGGGCGTCAAGGCGCCTGTCCTGCACAAGCTGATCGGTGACCTCGGCGAGGGCATCGCGTCAGGCCTGATCACCTCGTCGGCCGCTGGGCCGAACGCCCAGGTCACGCGGGGTGCGCTGCCGCTCGATGGCGACGGTGAGGCCGTGGTCGACGTGCTCGGTCTTGCTAATGGCAACGACACGATCACAGTGAGCGCGGAGGTCGAATGCCAACTCTGACGAACAGCGCGACGCTGGCGATCGGCGGTGCAGTGAGCGCGGTTGAAGAGGTAGCGATCACGGTGGTGCCCGCGACGTCCGTCTCGACGGGCAAGGGGCGACTCGTGCACCCCACCCTCGGCACGCTCGACTACACCCACGCGCCGAACTCGTGGACCAACATCGACGGCGACGTGCTGCCGGCACCTGTGTGGGCATCGTCGAAGACGCTGCAGGGCTCGGCCAATACGCTGTGGACGGCTGACATCCGCGACGTGACGGTCGTGGAGCGGTGGACGGCTGACTCGGGCGGCTTGAAGATGAAGATGAGCATGCTGCGCACGCTGCTGCTCTTCTGGCAGACCCCGCCTGATCCCGCGTCGGCCTGGGTGCTTTGGTATCCGACCTACACGACTGACCTGTCGTTCAAGGTGCTGCTCACCGACTTGCAGGTGGGCGGTGAGGGCATCACCCTCAACCCGCTGGCGACGAAGAAGAACTGGGCGACGGAAGAGGTCGCGCTGTTCTTGAAGATCGTTGCAAGGAATGCCTGATGGACAGGCGTTTCTCCCCGACACCACGGGACAGCAAACGCGAGGCAGAAATTCTGCTGTACGCCCCCGGCGTGTCGATCCCTGCGGTGACGCAGGAAGGCGCCGAACCGACGCTTGACTTGTCGCCCTACGTGACGCGTGCTTCCCATGGGCCGGCAGACATGTCGGTCACGCTGGCATGGCATCTGGAGCTGTACGGCACGGCCCAGCCGAAGCCTGGACAGGTGATCGCGACCAAGCTTGACGACCTGTTGCTGTGGGTCGGCATCGTCGAGTCGATCAGCGACTATCGCGTCGAGACCGGCACGCGCACGATGACGCTCGCCTGCCGTTCGCGTGACGCCACGCCGGCATGGCGCCGGGTCAACCGGGTGACGCAGGACTATCCACAAGGTACGCGGCTCGACGTGATCGCACGCGACGTGGCGGCGTCGGTGGGCCTGGAAACAAGCGAGATCAACATGCCGGTGCTCGCCGTTGCCACGCCGCACAGCACGGCGCAGCTCGCGGCAGTGCCCGCCTGGGCCATGCTCGAAACGCTGATGCTGCCGGCCGGCTACGAGCCCCGGGTCGACGGACTTGGCCGCCTGAGCGCCTTCTCGCACGACTGCTTGCGCCCGGCCGACATCGAGATCGAAGAGTCGCGCATCGTGGCGGTCACCGGCTCGAAGGCGCGCCCGCCTGTGACGAAGTTGCGGCTGCGCTGGCTGGACCCGATGTTCACCAAGGTCGAGCAGCAGGATCAGGTGCTCGGGCAGGCCAACATCACGGCGGGCTTCTTCCAAGTCCGGCAGAAGCAGGACGTTTACTTCAGCGATGACAACACCCAGCGTGCCGACAACACGCGGCTCGTCGTCAAGCAGTCGGCGAACAGCGGGTTGCTCGACGTGTGCGATGAGGACTACGAGCAGACGAGCGAGACCAGTGGCCGCATCGTGCTTGAGACCAGTGCCTTCGTGCCTGCCTTGCTGACCATCTTCCTGGCCGTCAAGGCAGCCGGTGCGCTGCCTGACATCGCGCCTACAACGGGCGGCCCGACGCTGCCCATCGGGAAGAAGGTTCAAGCGGCGCTGGAGTTCTCCGTGCTGATGGTCATGGCGTCCATCGGCACCGGTTCATACGAGGTGTGGGGCACGCCGTATGACTACGTGAAGGGCCGCAACGCGACGGAGGCATACGACCCCAACGCGGAGGACTGGTACGAAGAGGTGCAAGAGATCGAGAGTGACTTCATCTTGAACGAGGACCATGCGCGGGCCGTGGCCGGGCGCGAGTTCATCTATCAGGCGCTCAGCGCGAGCAGCTACAACGTCGTGATCGTCGACGACCCACGCATCGAGGTCGGCGACATCCTCGAACTGGCCGATGGCTCGCGCGTCTTCGTGACCGGCTTTCGGCGTGAGCTGACGCATGGCACGAGCGCTGTCCTTGAAGTGGAGGGCTTCAGGGTATGAACAGCATGGCTAGCAACGTCGTCCGGGTGATCTCTGCCGTCGTTGAGAACAGCAAGAACGAGATCAACGGGAAGATCCTCACGCGGCCCGCATTGCTTGTCACGGATGGCGACAGCCGCACGTATTGCGTCGACGTGGACATCGGCATCGATAGCGAAGCCGAGACGCTGAAGAACGTGCCGCTCGCGCGGGCCAGTCGCGACTTGCTGTATGCCGACGTGGGCAATGCCTGCCGGCTGCGCCGCACCGCCAGCGGTCAATGGGAGGTGGTGGGCTACTCGAAGGAACTGCCCGGCACCTACAAGCGCTTTGCCGTCAACCTGACCGACTTCAGCTTCGGGCCGGTGGAGGATCGCTCGATCAGCGGGCGTCTGTTGACCTACGAAGAGCTAGGCATCTACGGCACCTATGGCTCGATCCCCTACGGCGCGACGGTCATCTTCAAGGGGGATGTCGCGACGAACCTGGGTGGGGCTCCCCGTCAGGGCACGACGCCATTGCCTGTGCCTGTCCCGGTGCCTCCGCCACCCTCTCCGCCTTCGGGCGAGTACGGCACAGCGTGGAAGCCCTTCTCGGCCGACTCGCCGTGGAACACGCCGATCCCGGCGAATGCGACCTATGCCTCGGCCAGCGACATCCGCGTCAGCCGGTTCCGCAGCCACAGCTCGCCGCTCAACATCGCGGGCGACTGGTACACGCAATGGGTATGGTTCGCCGAAGAGACCGACCCGCTCGTCACGATCAACGTGTCGACCCACAACCTCGACGGCAACAGCACCGACTCGTACTGGGGCAGCCGGCCGCGCGATGGCGATGTCACGATCCGCATGCCGGCTGGCGCTCACCCGGACCCTGGCCGCAGCGATGGTGTGCACGGGACCTACTGGACCGACTTTCCCGAGGGCAAGGACGCGCACATCACCATCATCGACCCGGATCGTCTGCACTCGCATGAGTTCTGGCACGCCGAGGAAGACGCCGAGGGGAAGAAGGCCGTCGCATACGTCAAGGTGCCGCTCACGGGCCTGGGGGTCAACATCTGCGGTGAGCGCACGGAGCAGTTGGTCGGCGAGTATTTCAACTCGGCGTTCGTCAACCTCGGCTGGGCGGCTGCTCGGGCTTACGGTGGCTCATCGCTCGGTGGGTTGATCCGGGCCGAAGAGCTGACGGTCGGGCCAATGAACCATGCGCTTGCGCTGTTGCTACCGTTCGAGCTGCTTGGCAACTCGCCCAACAACATTCCGCAGTGGCCGGCAACCCGCACCGAGTTCCATTCGAGCTACGGCGGCACGACGATCCTCGGCACGCGCTTCGCGATCCCGCGCAGCGTCGACATCGACAGCTTGGGCCTCAGCTCGGCGGCAGCCCGTGTGTTCGCGACGACGCTGCAGGAGTACGGCGCCTATGTCGTCGACTCGGCAGGGTCGATCAACTTCAATGCTGATGGCGTGGCGGCGTATGCCGACTCTCAGGCCGTGAGCGGCGCCGACTTGGTCAAGATCAAGGCGGTCATGACGATCGTGAATTCATGACAGCCAGGGGGATCGAACAATGCCTTTGACGCTTCAAACACTGAACAACGGCGATACCGGCTACATCGCCAAGCACAACTCGAACTACTCGGCGATCATTGAGGCAATCAATGCGCTTGATTCGGCGCTGAGCGGTGCGACAGGTTCGGCCTTGTCGACGGCCGAGGCGTTTCGCGCGCTGTTCGGCACGACCTTCAGCATCATCGGCTCGGAGTCGATGGTGACGACGGGCAGCGGCTCGAACATCACGGTGCAGCCCGGTTATGTCTGGTTCGCAGACGATGGCCTCGTGGTCGAGCACCCCGGCATCTCGACGATCAGCTTCACGGGTCAGCCTGCGAACACGTACTACATCAACGTCAACTCGTCGACCGGGGCGGTCTCGCGCTCGACGAGCAGCACCGATGCAATCTATTCGGTGGTGTGGACAGGCTCCGCGTTCGGCACGATCACGCGGATTGCGCCCACGGTGCTGACGGCTGACGACATCGCTGCGACGCTTGTGAGCACGGCGCTGGCTGCGACGTACAGCTCACTCGACGCACGCCTGGAGGCAGGCGAGACCAAGGCGGTGAGCGGTGACCTCGCGCGCACGTTCCAGACCGGCCAGCTCTCGAAGTCGGTGGCCGGCAGCGCGAACGTGGCCCTCACGTCGACCGAGGCTAACAACTCGATACTGCGCTTCACCGGAGCGCTGACGGGCAACATCGACGTGACGGTGGGCCTCACGGCAACGCCGCGTGTCTGGCTGGTACGCAACGACACCACGGGTTCGTTCACGTTGACGTTGAAGGGGTCAAGTGGTGCAGGCACGGTGATGCCACAGGGCTCACGCATGTTGGCGTACCACGACGGGACGAACATCTACGGCATTGCTATCGACTCAGCAGGCGGCGATGCCGAGGACGTGGCGATTGCTGATGCCGGCGGCTACTTCACCGGGGCCGATGTCGAGGCCGCGCTGCAGGAGGTGGGCGCGGCGTTGGGCTCGCCGGCTGGACTGAGCGGCTTTGCGGAAGCGGTCGACGATCGCGTCGCGGCACTGCTTCAAGGCTTGGGGCTGACGATCAGCTATGACGACGCGGGCAATGTGCTCACGATCACGCTGCCCGCGCAGCCCTTCGATATGTCGGCCTTCTATCCGGGCATCCCGACTGAGAGCGCCATCGTGCTGCGCGTGCCCATCGCGCGTGCCGTCACCTTCCCGGCCAACTTCGCGAACAGCCAGGGCAAAGCAAGCGCAGCGGCAACGGGCTCAACGGCGTTCGACGTTCAGAAAAACGGTGCGAGCGTCGGGACGATGACCTTCGCGGGCGGCGCCACCTCGGCGACGTTCGTTAGCTCGGGCGGCGCGGCCGTCAACTTCGCAGCCGGCGACGTGCTGTCAGTCGTCGCGCCCGGCACCCCAGATGCAACCCTCGCCAATGTGGGCCTCGTGCTCGCGGGCACGCGATAGGAGATAACGAGATGTCGCTTTTGTTTATGGATGGGTTTGATCATTATGTTAGCGCTGATATCACGAAGAAATGGACGAGTAAGGGCACAAGCACGACAGTTCAAACAACAAGCGGCCGACGCGGAGGGGGGTGTTTATGGTCGAGTGGCAACTCCGCATATTTGGCATCTAAGACGATTCCATCGACGTCTTCGTTCGTGATTGGCTTTGCACTCTACACACTCGCGCACTCCAACAATGCAACAAGATTGTGCGCATTGCAGCAATCCAGCACTGCGCAATGCGAACTGTATTTGGGTATCGACGGGACGCTTCGGGTTGGTAGGAATGGAACGGTTGTTGCGACGTCATCGTTGGCAATTCCTTTGCTTCAGTGGGTCTATGTCGAATGGAAATTCACCATCGCAGATTCGATTTCTGCTAACTCTTGTATTGTTAGGGTTAATGGGGTTGATTGGATTAATGCCGCGGCAGGCATTGATCTTAAGAATCACAGCACGCTTGCCACGGCGAATGAATTATTGCTCGGTTCGTTAAGCATTGGCGGTGGCGAAATTCGACAGGATGATTTCTATTTGTGCGACCAATCGGGCAGCGTCAATAACGACTTTCTCGGCGACGTACGTATTGACACCCTGTATCCGAACGGCGACGGCAATTACTCACAGTTCACGCCGAGCACGGGGACGACGCACTACACGCTCGTCGACGAAACGGCGCCGAACACGACCGACTACGTGGACGGTACGAATGTCGGCGACCGCGACAGCTATGCATTGCAAGACCTCGCCGCGCTGGCATCGCAGACGATCTATGCAGTGCAGGTGAACGCGGCGGTGGCCAAGGACGATGCCGGCGCCAAGAACGCGAGTACTTTCGTTCGACATGGCGGTACGAACGGCGACGGTGCGTCGGCGGCGCTCGGTACATCGCAGGCCTACATCAGTCAGGTCTATGAAACGAACCCGAACGGCGGCGGCGCCTGGACGGAGTCCGCGGTCAATGGGATGGAGGCGGGCGTGAGGGTTACGGCATGACCGTCGCTCGCGCGTCCCAGCTCGCCGTCGAGGTGCTGCGCACGAATACGGCAGCCAAAGTTCAGGCGTCCCAGCTCGCCGTCGAGGTGCTGCGCACGAATACGGCAGCCAAAGTTCAGGCGTCTCAGCTCGCCGTCGAGGTGCTGCGGATCAACACCGGCACCGTGATCCGCACCTCTCAGCTCGCCGTCGAGGTGCTGCGCCCAAATGCTGCGGCAGCGTCAACTAGTCGACCGGTCGTGTTCATCGCGACTTGAGCCATGGACTGGAATGCGCTCCTGAACTCGCCCTTCCTCGTCGGGGCAGCGGGTGCCTTCGTGAGCTTGCGTTTCAGTCCTGACGACTCCTGGCGTCTTCACTTGTTCAACTTGCTATGCGGTGCACTGATCGCAGGCTATGGCGCGCAGCCGACAGCCGATTGGCTACGGCTCGCGAAGGAGAGCGACATGCTCGGCGTGGCATTTGTCATGGGCTTACTCGGCCTGTCGATCATCGCGGCGGCCAGGAAGGCGATCAGCGAGCTGAAGCTTGCGGAGATCGTCACGAGCTGGATCAGCCGCAGGGGGTAGAGCATGAATGACGCGATCGCCATCATCAATGCGCTGTCGAGCGGGATCATTGCTATCGCGCTGATCGCCGCCGTGCTGAGTACCAGGGTCCGCGACGGACTCATCATCAAGGTGGGCCTGTGCAGCATGGCGCTGGGCTTCGTTGTCATCGCCTTGCACATGCTGAAGATCGCCGGCGCCGACGTGCAGGGGCTCGCCCGTGCAATGCTGCTGATCAACTCAGGCATCACCGTCGTCATCATTGGCTACCTGTTCCGCACTCGCAACAGCGGCCACGCGCTGCGCCGGATCACCGATTGGGGCAAGTTCGACGACGAGCCAAGGGAGCACGACGATCGTAGAGGTGCATCATGAGCGGGGCGAACGACAACCTTGCGGCGTTCCTCGACATGATCGCGTTCAGCGAGCTGGGGCCGAGGATCATTGCGGCCAGTGACAACGGCTACGACGTGCTGGTCGGCTCAGTCCCAGGAAACGTACAGCGATTCACCAGCTACGCCGACCATCCGCGCAAGCTCATCAGGCTGGTCATCAAGGGTGACGACGGCAAGCTGGTCCGTGTGAACTCCACTGCGGCCGGGCGCTATCAGATCCTCGCGCGCTACTACGACGCCTATAAGGCGCGGCTCAAGCTGCCTGACTTCGGCCCCGAGTCGCAGGACGCCATTGCGATCCAGATGATCCGCGAGTGCAAGGCGCTCGACGACATCAAGCACGGCCGCTTCGACGTGGCCGTGCGCAAGTGCGCAAGCCGTTGGGCTTCGCTGCCGGGTGCGATCTACGGCCAGCACGTCAACGACATGGACGACTTGCGCGTGGCCTACGTGAACGCAGGTGGGAGGTTGGTTTGAAATGGCTCAGACTGATCCTGTTGGACCCGCTGCCCTGGGTACTGGCGGCGGCACTGGCTGCGTCTCTCGTACTCCTGGCCGTGCAGTCATTACGTTTGGCCCACGCCCGCGTCGAGATTGCGGTTGTACAGCGGGGCCATGCCACGAAGCTCGCCGAGCTGGAGCGAACGAGCCGCGAGCTGATCGAGCAGCACGTGGCGCAGAGGCGTCGGTGGGAGACCGCTCAGCATGAGAACGCTATCGTTGCCGACAAGGCACGTGAGCAGGCGCTGCGCGATGCTGCTGCCGCTGATGCTGCTGCTCAGCGCTTGCGCGGCCGATTTGCCGCGCTTGCCGCCGCCTGTCATGCGTCCACCGGAGATCCCGCCACTGTCGCCGCAGGCCCGGCCGCCAGCTCGCCCGCCCATCTGCTTGCCGACGTGCAGCGACGGCTTGACGAGGCTGCGGGAGTCCTTGCTACCTATGCCGACCGTGCCGTCATCAGTGCCGAGCACTGTGCAGCCGACTACGACGCCTTGAAGGCATGGGTTGAGGCGGCCTGCCTCATACGCTAGAGGCCGTCGCCGGGTGGCGGGAACTTGCCCCACCAGCCGATGGCTCGGACGGGATCTCGAACGTCACCCAGGCCGTCGTCGCTGTCGAGCCACTGCGTGCAGTCCCAGTACCACATCTCGAACTGCCCTGCGTTCAGCTCTACGGCATAGAACCCCTTGCGGACAGGGGGCGTGCTCATCGGAAACGGGCCGAGCAGGCTGTCTAGGAAGCTTCTGTCCATGATGTGTCCCGTAGGTTTGCTTGTAATCAAAGTCCGTCTCCCAGGCCGTCGTCAATGCCGAGCCCGTCGTCTTGCTCGTGCTCCATCCTGATGGATCGCAAGACGACGACGACGGGCTCGGCGATGTTTGCTATAGGGGCTTTGATTCCCAGTTCCTTGCAAAGCGCAGTGAGGGTCGCGTTGCTCGGCGTCACGATCATGGCCTGATGGCCGTGGACCTCGAACAGCGTGGCAACGCCGGGGAGCCCCTTGGCCGCTGGGCCGAGAAAGAGCGATGAGGATGAGATCGTCTCGAAGCTCTTCATAGCTCCAATCCGTCATCAAGCCCGGCGTCGAGGCCGTCTTCGTCAGAGGCCAGGGCGAGCCCATCGTCGAGTCCGTCGTCAAGCCCATCGCCCAGGCCGTCATCAAGCAAGGCCTTGTGTGTGCTGGGCGAGCCGAAGCCCGCCGCAGCCGCCACACGATCGGCCATGCGTTGATAGATGAAGTGGCTGAAGGGGCTCAGCCGTTCGTACGGCGTCGGAGCGAAGGGGTGGTGCAGCCCGATCTGCTGGTGCCGGGTCTCGACCGCCAGGAGATAGAAGCCTTCGGGCGTGGTGTCGTCGGGCCGGATCACGGGCGCCTGACCACGGTGGCGAAGGTACTCGTAGCGCCCCGCGAGATCAGCATGGAGGCTATAGGCACTGACGGCGAAGGGGCCGAGGTCGGTCCAATGCATCGTGGCCTCGACGGCCCGAGCCTTGCGGCTCAGGCTCTGTAGCCATGCAGCGAAGTCGGCCTCGAACACCGCAGGCATCGGCAGCATCCGCCAGTCGCCTTTCATGGACTGCTCCCGCTGCCTCCCGGCGCGGCTTGGTCCGGCGCGAGCTGGCTGGCATTGAAGATGTGGCAGAAGCTGGTGCCCCGCTCGGCGGGGATCTCGACGACGAGCCGCCACTCGCCGCGACTGGTTTGAAAGACCGAGCGCACGACGCCATGGACGCAGTAGCCGACGACCTTCACGACACGTTGGCCCACTTGAAACGCTGGCTGCTCGCTCATGGTCTCAACCCATGCTGTCGTGGTAGTACCAGTCGTCGGCGGCGATGCGTACGTTGGAGCCCACGCGCTCGGACACCTCGTTGAACTTGTCCACGGTCGCGAGGCTCAGGTTCACGCCGGTCGGGTGTGCCTGCACCACCACGTCGCCGGGGTGCGGCATGGCGAGCGGCTTGGCCTCGCTCTCGACGAGCTGGGCGGTCTGCCACGCGAGCTGATGCATCAGCGGAATCTTGTGAGAGGCGTATTCGGCCGGGGTGTAGTCGCCTCGCTCCAGCTTCTTGCGGTGGTTGGCGTAAGTGCCGAGCAGCGCGACGACGCGCATCAAAGCTTGGCTTGGGCAGTTCTCGAACGGATGACCTTGGCATTGCCGGCCCTCGACTTGGTAAGGGCTGAGCTGGTCGAGCGATCGGCGCGCCAGAATGTCGAGATAGATCACGACATCGGCCAGCTCTTTGGTCGAACGTACGGTGTACTCGTTGAAGTCAATCAGGCCGCTCTCGTAGTCGAGCCGTGTTACGGCCCACTCGCCCAGCTCTCCGAGGACCGCCTGCAGCCACTGGGCGGGGCTCCAGTCGCTTCCGTCGATCTTCTGATGGGCTGGCTGCCCTCGGCTGTTCTTGAACTCAGGCAGGCGGGCGGCGTTGGCCTCGCGCAGTGTGTTGAAGCTGAGTCCGTTGGTGACGTATGTCATTTTTCCTTCCCTTCTATGGCCTGCTGCTTGCAATTTTTTTTCCGGGTCTGCAGGCGAGAAGGCCCGGATTGCTTGAAATGTCTAACCCGGGTTTCCGCGATTTCCGTTGTTCCGAGCAGCCAGTCGCCCGGCCTCGCAGCTCTCGCAGATGTACTTGACCAGCCCGAAGCGGTTGCGGATCTTGCGGACGCGCTCGGCGCTGAAGTACCGCTGGCAGTAGTTGCAGCCCTGTTCCCCGAGCGCTTGGTTAACGGTCTTGGTGACCTTGTCGACGGTCGTCAGGCGGCGGGGCGGCGAGGCAGGTTTCATGAGCGTGAGCCTTTCGGGTGGTTGTTGAGGTTGGCGACGGTCTCTTTGATGTAGTTCTCGACCTCGACCGAGGTCCACTCGCAGACGGCGTAGATGCGCTGGGTGGCGATGCCCAGGCGGTTCCTCACCCACTGGCAGCGGACGACCAAGGGCAGAGGCTTCTCGATGTCGGCGTCGCCGACGCTGAATGCCAGGATGGGCCGGGCCATGGTCACGACCCGGTTGCGCTCGTCGAGGTAGCTGAAGGTGTACGTCCCGGTGGTCACCCGCAGTTGGGTGACGCCGTAGCGCTGTTTCATCGCCAGGAGGAAGAAGCCGTCAGGGGTGAACATGGCTGTTCTCCCCGGGCTGACGCTCGAAACCTCGGAAATGGCGGAAACTAAGGCCTATCTGGCGGTGCACACCTAGCGCACACGCCCTTCTGGAGGCCGCACCAATGCTTGATTCTGCCTGCCCCTCGGGGGCACGTGGGTGGGGGTTTCGTCCACTTATTACAAGAAAGAAAAAATGCACACGGTGAGGTCTGATTTCCGATGTTTCCCTCGATAGACATGGGAAAAACCTGATGCCACTTTCGACCTCGGAAACCCAAAAGTGTCTTTGTGAGGTGTAGTATCCGATGTACGCGATGCACACGTTTTGCACACGGAAGTGCACGCGGATCAGAGGCTTCACTTCATTCACTTCACGAGGGGTAACGCGATGGCGGAAGCAGAAAAGCTGCCCAGCGGCATGTGGCGCCGGCAGGTTCGGGTCAAGGGCTTCAAGGCAGTGTCGATCACTCGGCGCACGAAGAAGGAGTGCGACGAGGCCGCCGTTCAGATGGAGGCGGACATGCGGGCGGGCCGCACCGGGAAGTTCCCGAACACCACCCTGGAACAGCTCTTCGACAAGTACAGCAGGGATGTGTCGCCCAAAAAGGTCGGCGTTCGTACGGAGCAGACGCGCATCGAGGCCTACAAGCGGATGTTCGTCAACCTCCCCGGCTACGGCGACATGCTGCACAGGCCCGTGTATGAGTTCGAGAAGTGCCACTTCGTCGCGTGGCGTGACATGCGTTTGAGTCAGGTGTCGGAGGGAAGCGTGCGGCGCGACGTGGTCTTGCTGCGCAACATCCTGCGACTGGCTCGCCTGGAGTGGGGCATGACCGACAAAAACCCCTTTGAAGGCGTCCGTCTGCCGCGCGACAACCCGGCGCGCACGCGCAGGGCCTCGTGGATGGAAATCAAGCGGATCGTGCGCGACCTGGGCTACCGGACGGGCGAAGCGCCGAGCACCAAGCCGCAGCAGATTGCCTGCATGTTCCTGCTGGCTCTGCGCACCGGGCTGCGCACGACCGAGCTGCTGCGCCTGACTGACGAGAACACCGACCTCGTGAAGCGCGTTGTGAAGATCAAGCGCAAGACCTATCACGCGACTCGGGCGATACGCGAGGTACCGCTGACCTCTGCGGCGGCGCGCCTGCTGCGTCCGCTGAAGGGCTGGGGCGGCCCGCTGTTCACCGTGAAGAGGGACAGATGCGACGACGTGTTCCGCGCGGCGAGTCAGCGCTGCAGGGTCGAGGGTTTGCAGTTCCGCGACAGCCGGGCGACAGCGGCCACGTTCCTGGCCCGCTCGAAGCGATTCCACGTGGATGTGTTGACGCTGGCGAAAATCCTGGACCATAAAGACCTCGATCA